GACAGGCGAGAAAACTCTAAGATTACCCGCTTGATCGTCTTCAATAAAACTCAATGGGTAAGATTTACCATCAGTGGAATTATATGTGAAGTTAGAAGAAAGAATTGAGGTGTGTTCAGAATGAAGGTCAAATACGTCATCGTGTAAGGCTATATGATCAGCATTAGCCACATAAGTGGTTGAAGTGAAATATATAGGATTATTCGTCTTAATATTATAAGTGGTTTTCTCGTTGAGGCTTGGGGTTAACCTTTTAATCATTCTCAAATCAGTTTGGTTACTGACAATACTACTGTCCGCATCATCAATAGTAGATACCAGTTTACTATATCTGAGATCGCTATCAAACTTTTCCAAATTATTTAAACTATAATTAGAAATAGTATTAAGGATTAAAGTCTTTAACTCTGATGCGGTCTTGGTTGTAGTGTTTTCATCGTATTGAACATCTGAGATAATAGAACAATAGAAATATTCAGGATCAGTTATCTCAACCCTATTAGGCAATGCAATAAAGTCTTGCAGATATTTTGTAATATTATTTTTAACAAACTGAGGAGCTATAGTACCATTAGTAGGTTTTACTGATACCAGAACTCTGCCATACTTTTTAGGCTCAACATCCTGACCGCCGTAAACGTTTACGTCTGAAATTTGTTCAGGGAAATTAGTAAGAACTAGTGAAGCGTAATCGTCTGTTGTAACAGCCCTTTGCTGAGTTGCAAAGAATCTAGGAGCTGTGAATCTAATAGATTCTATACCTTCTTGATCTGAACCGCCCGAAGAATTTGAAACGACGCTAACTGAAGAAGAATCAACAGATCCGCTATTAGTTGGACCTAGATCAGTTGAGAGAGAAAACTTTCTAACACCATCGGCTTCTAATCCTCTAGAAACACGATATTCCATATTAATAACAGCACCGTTTAGCGGCTTTCTACCAAAAAGACTATCACCAAATACAATCTCATAAAGACCGTTTTGAGCAGGCTCAACGAAATATACATTAGAATTAGCGTTCAAACCGTATAAGTTAGAAACGCGCGCGAAAGTGGTTGTATTAGCACCAGAGTTCTCAATTACTGTAACTGTAAGGCTATCAATATCAGCGCCTTGATTTGTTAGAAGGAACTGCTGATTCTCAATATTATAATTCATAATATAAGAATCATTAAAATAATTACCTTCAAATATTTGAAGATTAGCTACAGTGTATGTGTTATTACCAGAAGTCACAGTAGTCGATTCATCAGTTGTGAAAGTAAAAGATCCGTTGGAATTTACACCTGTAAATCTAGTGCCTTTAGGAACCGTCATCTGCCCATTGAAATTACTAGAATTTACAGTAAGTGTTATCTCAGCAGAACTCGATCTAGTACTTCTTGGGAGATAGTTTAGTTCTTTAGCATGCGAAACAACGGAATCATAATTCTGAGCTGAGTCTAAAAACATCTCAGAAGCAAGCATGTTCAGATAGAATGCGTTTAGATATGAGTTATAAGAAAGCACATCTAAAAGAACGTTAATGTTCGAAGCTTCGAAGTTGTAATCTTTAAAAACAGTCTGCGTTTGCATATACTGTTTAAGATTAGCCTTTAAGGAATCAAAATCTAGTGTGCTTAATACTACTGAGCTATTTGACATTAACGAACTCTTTTAAGTAGGAATGTTACAGTGTTTGGTTCTTCATTATTTATAGTTCTAAAACTTATTGATATAAAAACTTCATGTTCATTGTTTTTAGATGGAGACAACCTAACGTCAAGCAATTCAACCCTTGGCTCATAAGCTTCTATAGCTTCTCTTACAAAAGTTTCACCAGTTGATAAGTTTTCAGGGATATTATGTTCAAATAAAAGGTCTGTTAGATAACAACCGAAATTAGGATTGAATAAACGTTCACCCGGTCGAGTGAATATTAAATTTCTAAGCGCTTGGTAGATAGAATTATTATTTGTGACTCTAGCTAATTGCTCGCCAACAGGAGTCAATGAGAATTTAGTAGTAAAATCTGAAAAATATTCAGTTCTTCTACTTGACCCTGTAAGAACTTGTGCTCTAGATAATCTTGCCATTTTCTTAACCTATGAATACGTTTGAAGAGCCACTCGTTATTGAGCCAGCATCGCAAGCGTCGCCTAACCTAGCAGCCAATACGCTTTCAATATATACAGTTGAACTTGATCCAGATATAGAAGCTGTATGAGGAATACATATAGGACCAGAGTTTATATTATGGACAACAGTTAAATCGCCCAATCTACAAGCTAATATGCCATTTACATAAACAGTGCCTTGACCTGGAGTGTCTAAACTGGTAACAGTATCACATAAGTGACCAGTTGCAACCGTATCACCCTTTCTTGCTGAAGCTGGCATGTTTTAACCTTTTTATTTCTATTTATTAGTTCAGGTCAATTCTTGGCGCATCAGCGTCAATACCTTCAGGCGTAATAACTATAGTCGAACCACCAACCTTTAAAGTAATTTTAGTCTTACTTTCAATTAATATATCACTATCAGCATATATTCTAGCTTTAGATTTTATGTGAGCGTCATAATTACCAGATTGGACATGAAGCGCGTAATCACCCTCATTAACCATAACAATGTTATTTTTAGTAATAGAGGTTACTAGATTTTTCTTATAGGCTTCGTGATAGTTACCAGTGTGCTCATTTACAACGTCACCACCTGAAGAATTATACGTTTTTGTATCAGAACCAGGTGCACCCCTTACTATCTGCGGTCCACCTCTAGCAGAAACCTCTTGACCAGCTACAAAATTAGAACTATTTCTACCTACAGAAACTGAGCTATCCCCTACAACATTAGTTCTACTCGTAGACTTTACACTCTGATCATGATGACCGTCAACGTTAACTGCAGAACCGCCTGCAGTGTAACTCATGACATCACCAGAGTTTAAAGAAGTTTTAATCTCACCCCTTTCAGGATGAGCCTCAACAGCCTCGTAACTACCTGTTGAAGAATACTTCTCAGAAAAGTCAGAACCCTTATCTCCAGGTATGCGACTAATTACCGTCTTGTTACCATTAACATCTTGTTCAGCCCTAAAATAAGGGTATTTAAGCTCTTTACTAGCTGAAGGCGTTTCTGGTAACTTTTTATTAGGATCAGTTGACATTTATCTCAAACCTTATATTACCATTAATATTATCTATCAATTTAGAAGTTTCAGAAAGCGCCTTAGTAGCGTTTTGAATAGTCGAGTCAAGTTGTTGAGTTACGTTTTGAATTTGATTAACTGCATTAGTCAACTCACCACCAATATCTAAATTAATACTATCTAAATTAATATTAAGATTAGATGCAATATCGCTAATATTTAAAGCCTCTGTTAAATTAGAAAGGTTCAAATCAGCCAACCCTTCTAGAGCTGAAGGTAGTTGAAGCGCCTCATCAATCATCTCGTTCATAGAAGCCAGCATTGACATATTTTCGGTAAATTCTTCAATCGCCTCATTAATACCGGAAACGTTTAATACAGATTGAGGTAGTTGTTCGTTTTTCTGTTGATCAATTACAACAGAGACGTGAGGGAGCAATTGTTTTAGAAGCCCTAGAGGATCGCCAGAAGAACCTTTACCAGCAGCCTTTTCCATACTGGTATTTTTTATTGTAACTTCTTGTTCTTCTAATAATTCATTTAAAATATCAACTGTTAGAACGAGTTCTTCATCTTCAATATAAGGGTCTAGAGAATCTGCTAATTTGGCTTCAGAAGAACCGTAAATTTCTTCTTGCATGCTCTCGAAATAATAGCTACCAATCTCCCTTTTAATATAAACTGTATCACCAGTAGTTTTAGAATACCATTCTTCATAACCTTTGTAAGTATCTTCAGAATATTTACGGTATCTTTGAACGTAAAGATTGGGAATATTTGTGACAAGATTCTCAGGCACAGGCTCGTAATCAGCTTCCGTAATTTTTTCATATTCAGGGAATGGTATATCATCAGGGCCATATTCGGCCAAGTCTTTTACAATTTTCGAAAGACTATTCTTAACTATATCCCTAAAATTATTAGTAACCCTAGCTATGCCATTATTGTCTAAAGCAGTATTAAATTCTGATATAACTTGATCGTATGAATAACGGCTTATAAGTATTCTAATAGCATTAGTTAATGAATCATAAATTATTTCATTTCTAGACGATTGAGTTGTCGAACCCATAAAGCTTGAGATGGACATAAGCTGCTGCATTGCAGCTGGGAAAATTGAAGAAACACCTGAAGGGTCAATTTGAAGTGTAACAGATGGAAGGTCCAGCTGTCCGGGTTGCGCAGCAGCAGTAGTCGGTTCTTCAGCGTTAACTGCTATTTCTATTCTAATATCATTTAGAGCAGTGCCAGTTCTTTCAATTCTAATATTAGAACCAAATGCTTCAGAAGCTTTTTCTATAGCTTCATTAACAAATTGATCTATTTCTCTTTCGATAGTTTCAAGAGGCATTAACTTGGTCCTCCATTTCTAATAGTCGGTGGTAATGTACCGTCAGGATCTAGGTCATCTTCAGCAGGTTCCGGATTACCAGTCTCTGTGTCCTGTCTCTGTATACCTTCTACAATTGGTGCAAAGGCTCTAGAAAAAGAACCAAGTATAATTGGATACTGTTGAGCTTTATCTTCTGGCATATAAGTTACAATAACTCTAGAACCCACTAACAAACCGTGAGGACTAGCACCAACACCATTAAATGCTGCTGAAGTGATAGGTTGCATTGGTAAGGCCCAAGGTAAATCGTCATCTGGTATGGTGGTCTCATCGTGTTGTTCATTGTATAAACGAACTTTCACCCTGCCAGATTGACTAGGATCGTCTTCTATATTCCTAACTTCAGCAAGTTTTATAATCATAACACCCTCATGTAATTCTAACACAGCCTAACGTCATCGTATATTGCGGAGCGTATCCAGGCTCAACTATATTATGAAGTAAAGAAACCACTAGAGCCTTTCCACTAAACATTTCTTCCCTAGAACCACCAGCTGCAGATATGGTAGGAATATTTAGATTCACAACATCACCGAGTGAAATATTTGGATTTCCATGAATAGTAAATTCCGCATAGTTCTCTGAAAGTTGTGCTACAAAATAAGCTCTGAGAGTTCTAGCTTCAGCTGTAGTTATTTCTTGCGGATCATTAAGTGCGTCGTATACAGTAGGAATAATTCTCCTACCTCTTCTTTCAACATTATTATTGGGATCAGACCTCTGTGTTGTATAATCCCCAATAGTACCAGTAGACATATTATAAGACCTATCATACGCTCCAGTTAAAAACCTATTTGGCGAAAAGAAGGCGGTGTCAACATTCATACGAATTATAGAATTAACAATTTCATCTCTAGTAGCTGATGAGAAATTAATTCTACCAGACTTGTAAAGGGTGACCACAGGAGATTGTCTGAACAATTGCTCAAAAGTGGTTATAATGTATTTGGAATTACCTCTTTTCTGTTGCTGAAATACTATAAAAGCAGAGCTTCTGCTAGAAGTTCCAACATGTTCCTCATTCAAAGCCTTTAAAGCCTCCATAGGACTTCTTGTAAATCTAAAATTTCTAAGTGTTGAAGAGTCCTCTTGTATTTCGACAGACTTATCAGTTTCAAGGTGTTCTGTTAATATATCTTTTACAATATTTGTAGTATAATCTCTATAACTATGTTCTAATTGGTTATCTAGATTCTTTAAATATTCTGGTGAAACGCATTTAATATCATAAACTTTTATACGCCCGTTGCCTGCTAGTTCTTCAGAGCCATCATTCAAATCAGCGCCTTCAAAAACTCTTAAATCGAAACCTGCTCTAGCCCTTGAAAGGTATTCAGTAAATCCTATATCAACTGGGAGTTGAGACTCGCCTCTAAAATTTGAAGAACCTAGAGCATCATATTTATCAACAATCTTTATATTCGCTCTCTGCCCAAGAGGATTTAGTATGTTCTCAGCCACAGTAATAGTTCTGTAATTAGTGGATGGGTTCCCAACTACATCTATATTCCCTAACGTAATTCTGTTTACTTCAGCAGTACCAAGTTGTAATACCATTATTCTTCCATCAATTCTCTAAGATTTTCAACTGCCAAGTATTTGTATTCTGAATCAATAACTCTTATTGTTCTATTAAATTCGTTCTTTTCATATTCATAATCAAAATAAGTTATAGGTGTATAGTAAGATTCAACGTTTGAAGGTATGTTTTGCTGAACAACAGAAACTGCTGTAAAGCCTGTATTAACGCCGCTTTCTCTACCATAAACGTAGCTATTAACAGTTACCGCGTCATTAACTC